ATTTTTTGAGCCACATTTTTCCACTTGTCTGGTAACTTTCTACCATATTTTGCAAGAAGTTCTTTTGTTGTGAATTTATCTAATCTTGCCAGTTCCATAAATTGAGTTTTCAGTTCATCAACGTCCCGAACTTTAAAAGATTCAGCACCCATAAATTGTTTTCGTGCAAATCCTTTGCCTGATCCTGCACCACCAGCAAGAAAGACAATTTGTCCATATTTCTTGCCGTTGTTGTACAGAATCAACTTTTCATCAAGTTGCTCGTAATCTTTCATCTGTATAAATTCTTTGAGTGTTAATTTCATGTTCGTCTATCTCCAAAAACTTCCTTTGTGATATTTGCTATGTCGGAATCGATAATTGTATTTCGATTTATGTCAAAAGGAATCGATGCCCTTGCCATATTTAATGTTTTAACATACTTAGAGTTTGATATAACATGAGTTACATCTGTCACAATATATTTTCCAGAATGAAGAATATCTGCCGCAGGAGCAGGATTTTGTGGATTTAAAATCTTATCTTCTTGGCTTGGAGTAAAAAATTTAACTACATGTCCAGCAGAAATCTTATTTGTTCCACCTTGAATCTCTACACTTATTTTGAAATAATTTTTTGCAAGATAACCGTAGATATGATTTTTCAGCCAAGTTTCTTTCGCTACACTATCATTGATTGATGAAAGTATTAATTTTCTTCCTGGAGTTTGATTTTTCAAATCATCATAAATTGAAAAAATGTTTGAATCCTCAAGCATTCTGCCAGAGTACAAATCATTTATTTCTTTTTTATTATCTGTGTAAGCAATTTTCTGATGAGAGACTTGCTTTGTAATAGGATTAATTGCAGTCACTTTACTATTATAAAATCCTAGTTGCATTGCAGGAATATGATTAAAATTGTCTCTGGTCTTAAATGTACTCGCACGAATAGTTGCAGTTTCAGATATGGAATTAAGTTTTGGTGCAAATACGATTGTTTTAATTCTCAAGTCTTCAGATTCTTTGACAAGTTTATCTATGCTACCAAAATAGTGTGATGACGTAAATGGTGAAGCATCAGAGAAATTTCCGTAATTAGGAACAAAGCGTTCAAAGAAAACAAAGTACTTATCTTTTGTACATGCTCTTTGAGCCAAATAATCTAGTGCTTTATGTGGCATGAACCCAGCACTAATAAATGGATTTTTTAATGTAACTCTAGAATCCTCGATGAATAGATCATTAGGACTTATTTCTCTGTAGATTGAAAGTGCGGCATCTGATATTGACTGATTCTTGTAACTCTTGAACAAGCAAGTCTTTAGAGAATTGACATAAGTTCTGGGTGCAAAATGTAGACTGTACACTTTGATACCAGACACGACATCCATTTCACCACCACTAATTTTAGTGACAATTAAATCTTGTCTCCAAATAATGACTTCTTTATTTCCAGACTTCACAACCATCATGTGTATTGTTTCACCACCATTGAGAGCAAACTTCTCAAAGCCTGCTCCTGTGTCTCGTATTCTAACTGCGCCAGAAATAAAAGATGAAAAGATACTTTCTTCTATAATAATAGAGTCGTATACATCAAGTAAACTTACTTTTCTTCCGTCTTTAATTAGAAGAGAAAGTTCTCTTAAGTCAACAGAACCACCAACTGCATTGTAGGTTTCTGCATCAGTTTTTAATGAGATTCCTTCGTCTGTTGAATAGTTTGTTGAATCTGCATAGAATGATGCAGATTCAATTTGATTCATGTAACTCTTATTTTTTGTTGTTTGTGACATTACAGAACAGGTTTGAGATTAAGAACATTTAACTCGCTTTGAATTTGTCCTATAGATTGAAGAGATGGCACTTTTATAATTTTCTTTTTATCATTCATTCTTTGTTCCCATTGCAAAATACTTTCAGAAGTTCTGCTTGAAACAGGCAAAGAATTAAAAGTTGTCAAATCAATAATGTTTCTGTCAGCATCGTAATAATACTTAATTGTACTGCTTGCCGCAGATATAGATCCATACTTTGCTATGATATGCCGCTCAAGTTCTTGACTTGATTTAGGCCATTCATCATAGATATTGTATATGTCATTTACAAGAAGAATTAGCCAGTCATAACTTGGATCTTGATAGTTATTATAAGATACATTATCTGGTCTTTCTCCGTCTTGAACGACATAGGGACGATATTTTATTCCTCTATAATTTTTAATGTAGTCTCTTAATTTTAAAGACGCATTAATATCTATAGCACGAATTTTATCAAAATCGTTTACAGAATAATTTACTTTTGGATAAAAAGAAAAAATGTTCATTAGAGTATTGTCTGATTTCTATTGAATTGTTCGGAAGTAAGACCAGCAGTTGTAAGAACGGCTTCTCTTAATGAAATTGAAAGTGTGACATCTGTAGGATAATAAAGTCCATCACTCGCAGCCTCAAAAAATTGCATTTTATTTTGTCCACCATAGTCAACAGATACAGATTCAATCATACAAAACTCAGATTCAAAAACTGTTGTTAAATCGTTAATACCTGTTCCAGGCAAGTCAAGTATAATTTGAAACTTGCACATGTCAGGATAAGCAAATGCTAATGTGTCTACTGAATTATTTTTTAATAGTTCTTGTGCATTGTAATCAGAAGTTTGTTCATTAATTTGTTGAAGAATTTGTTTATCTTCATCAGTTAAATCTTCTGCCGCCTTTGCCGTAACTGTTTCTAATGCATTTTCCGTTGCATTTCTAACTTGAAGAGCAACTTCACTATCACTAATATCAATTGCATTTGGAGAAGATGCCGCTCTAAAAGTATGTATGATCGATCCCATATTTCTGGCTTCTTCTTCGCTTGTGGGTTTCATGCTGAAAGGTAATTGGTATCTTCTAAAAGTTGGTCCTTGATAGACTAACTGTTGAAAATTGTTTAAAAATCGTCTTGTTAAAAATTCAACTTGCGTCTTCCCACCCAAACCAAAACTGCCTATAAATCCTGCCGCACCCGCAACGCCACTTAAAATCTGTCTTTGTAAAGAAGTTCCAGCAGATTCGGTAATACCTGCCAAAATGTCAAGCGTCTTATTATCTCCTGATGGATTTCCAAAGATGTTTGATGCTTCTTGATAACTATTAATCAGCGTAGAATTGAATGCTCCTGGCATTTTAATATAAATAGTTGGAGCATTTGTACTTAAATTTCCTCTGTTGTCATAGAAATCAAATCTTGCCATTGGAGTTACATAGTCTCTTCCTGCATAGTCCGAACCAAAAATTAAAGGCCCTTCTGGATACGCTCTACCGCTAGTATTAACACCAAATATACCTGCCATTTATTTTTTGCTCCGTTCTTGAAAGTTCATATATTTATGTCTTATAAAGGTAAATTTAAACCAATTAACTATCAAAAATACAAAGGCGACCCAACAAATATCGTCTATCGCAGTCTCTTAGAACGTAAGTTTATGAATTACTGTGATACAAATGACGCTATTCTAGAGTGGTCGTCTGAAGAAGTCATTGTTCCCTACAAATCTCCTGTCGATAATCGCTGGCATCGCTATTTCGTAGACTTTTTGATCAAGTACAAACACAAAGATGGTCAAATGCGAACTGTATTGATTGAAATCAAACCAGCATCTCAAACTGTTCAGCCAAAAAGAAAAGAGACTTCAACGGGTCGTCCTACAAGACGATTCATCAATGAAGCAGTTACCTACGCAGTCAATCAAGCAAAGTGGGAAGCGGCAACCGAGTACTGTAAAGACAGAAAGTGGGAATTTCGCATCATTACAGACAAAGATTTAGCATAAATAGAATCATGTTCGATAATATACTTAAAAGAGGTCTAAGACAAGGCATTGTTCCGGCAAGAACGAAAGCGGCACGGGAATGGTATCGTGACGCCGCAAGTTCTTTGACGACAAAGATTACGTCTACGCAGGCTCTGAAGAGAAGTCAGTCAAGAGTCAAGCCAACTATGGAGTTCGGCTTGATGTATGCGTTCTCATACGATCCGAAATGGAAGAAAGAACTTCCATACTATGACGTATTTCCGCTCGTCTTTCCTGTACAATTCGATACCGATTCATTCTTAGGAATCAACTTTCACTATTTGCCACACATTCTTCGTGCTAGATTGATGGATGCTTTGTATCCAAATGTGACGAATCGAAAGTTTGATGACACGACAAGAATGAGAATTTCGTATGACATTCTTCAGAGTGCATCTAAGTATCGTTTTTTTAAGCCTACATTGAAGAGATATTTGAGAACACAGATTCGATCACAGTTTTTAGAAGTCAATGCCACAGAATGGGACATTGCTCTTTTTCTACCAACTGAGTCGTTTAGAAAAGCAACCAAAGATAAAGTTTGGGAAGAGTCGAGAAAGCAGATAGGAAGATAAATGGCATACGAAACCTATGGATATTTACCTGATGGTAGTTTTGGAATAACAACTGCGGGTGTTGGAGATGTCCCGGATCTAGGAACTATTACAGTTGTTGGAAGAAGAGCAGGTACCTCAGAGATGAGTATTTCGTCTTTTAAGGCGGCTATAGGAACAGTTGCACGTCCTAATCTGTTTATGGCAACTCTTTATGGGAGTGCTGATGGTGTTGATGCTGATAGTATTGATGACACATTTTCTTTTAGATGTGAAACGGCAGAAATACCAGGAAGATCAATTATAACAAATGACGAAGTTGGTGGTGGAGGAACGGCACTTAAGATTGCAAGTGATGTCCAATACAACGATATTAATTTAACTATCATATGTTCAGAAGACATGAAAGAAAGATTCTATTTTGAAAACTGGATGGATGCAATTGTTGGCTCTCCAGGACGATCAAAAACTGGATCTAATTCTGGCCTTGTTTCATTCTATGAAAACTATGCAATGAATACAACTCTTGAGGTTGATTCGTTAAATTCTGCGGGCCAAAAACTTTACACTTCCAGAATGTATTATGTTTTTCCTACTTCACTTAGTCCTATGTCGGCTTCTTGGGAAGACACTAATACTTATCAAAGATTTCAAGTAACAATGAATTATCGGTTTTACACAGTAACAAAATATTATTAAGATGAATGGAGAATAATTATGCCTTTACCAAAAATAGAAACACCAATATTTGAGTTGACTTTGCCATCAAATGGAAAATCTGTAAAGTATCGACCATTTTTAGTTAAAGAACAAAAAATTCTGTTAATTGCATTAGAATCAAATGATCAAGTAGGGATATTCAATGCAGTCAAGCAAATCATTTCAAATTGTTCATTAGAAGAAATCAACGTAGATAAGATGCCAGTCTTTGATCTGGAATACTTCTTTTTGCGTCTTCGTGCGAAATCAATTGGTGAAGTTGTTGATCTTACACTAAGACATCCTACAGGATACAATGCAAAGCAAGAAGTGTGTAATCACGCATCGTCATTAAAATTAAATCTTCTTGACGTTGAAGTTGAAAAGACAATTGGACATGAAGACAAAATTGTAATTGATGAAGAAACTGGAATTGGAGTTAAATTCAAATATCCAGACGGCGAACTTGCATCTAAAGTTACAGGAGAAGAGGCAACAAACGACATTGATCGTGCTACAGACGCAATGATCAATGTAATTGATTATATCTTTGACAAAGAAAACATCTACAAAAAAGAAGATTCGACAAGAGAAGAATTGTTATCATTTTTTGACAATCTTTCACAAGATCAATTTCAGAAACTTTCAGCATTCTTCGACACAATGCCAAAACTTAAGCATACAATGAAGTGGAAATGTGCTGGTTGTGGTCAAGATGAAGAGTTTACTTTGGAGGGCCTCGGAAATTTTTTCGGATAAGCGTAGGGCAAGAGACCCTACAGAATTATTATAAGACTAATTTTGCTTTAATTCAGCATCATAAATATAATTTAAGTGACTTAGAGAATATGATTCCTTTTGAGCGTGATGTTTATATAATGCTTTTATCTCAACATATTAATGAAGAAAATGTAAAAGCACAAGAAAGGGCCGCACAAATGAAGGCTCAATCGCAAAGAAGGAAAAGATAAATGGCACTACCAATAGGTTTAATTGCGGGGACAGTAGGAAGAGGACTCGCAACAAAAGCAGTAACGACATTAGGGAACAAAGCGAGTGCATATGCATCTAACTTAGTTTCTGGTGTCAAGGGCGCCGCAATGGGAGAAATGTCTGGAGTTGCTGCCGCCGCTGGGTACTTAAAAGGTTTAGGTAGTGGGTCAACAAGTATAAACGCAAATCAACCAGCCAAATCTAATGTTATCGCATTAGAGCAAGTTCGTCAACTCAAACAGATTGCTCAGAACACGCTTAAACAAAATAAAATAGGTGTTGCGGCTGACAGAAATCAAGACAAAAGAACTCAAAGATTAGAGAAAAAACTAGACGAACTTAAAGACGCAGTTGAAGAGAGTGGTGACGGTGACGGTGGAGGTGGTGGCGGACTCTTTGGTGCTGGGTTGTCAATCCTGAAAACTCTTGCTACTGGGGCTGTAGGAACAGTTGCGGCAGTATATGGTCTTAATCTTGCAAGAAAAGTATTTACTACGCCCGAAAGACCAAATATTGTAGCAAGAAGAGGCCGCAGAACAAGCAATACTGCCGCAAACAAAAAATTTATAGGAATTGTTCCAACAGGATCAGAAGACGTTGATTTTGGTGGTGGTTCAACTTTAGAAGAAAAACAAACTCGACCAATCATTACGTCTGATCCTACTCTTGCAAAAAAAGCAGACCAGACAAATAAGGGTTTAGCGAATCTTCAAAAAGGGATTAAAGCAACTGAAAATGCAATTGCTAATCCAACTCTTGGTCAACTTCAAAGAATTAAAGCCCTTGAGAGAAAGACTGAAGTTAAAAAAACAAGAGAACAAGAACTCATTGAAAAAGCACAATCGAGATTTCTTAAGCAATTTGAAAGTACATCAACAAAAGCATTCGCAAAAGCATTAGATGAAGTATTCCCAGGATTAAAGAAAAATGTAACTGCGGCAACTGCAAGTAGAGAAGGATATATCGGTTCTCAAGTCAGTCAAGCAGTTGGATTGAAAAAAGGAACACAAAAGTTTTTTGAAAAGACTTTTGGTAAAGAATATGGTAGTATGTTTGCTCCAATGTTCTCACAACTTGGGGAAGCCTACCTTGATGTTGGTGGGAGACTTCTTGGTCAAATGGTATTTGGTGATAAACTTGGCAAAGAAGGCGCTACAACTTTAACAGGACAAATCATTGGTAATGTTCAGAAGGGCAATAAACAGACTGCCGCTGAACAATTATTATATGGCATAACTGGCATTGCATCTGGTCCAGAAACAATCTTTGCGAAATATGGTTTCAAATCTTCAAAAGAAGGTATGGGATACATTGCAGATGTTCTAAGTGCTGGAACAACTGCCGCAGTTAAAAACATTACAGGATTTGAAGGCGCATATCCTACAGTTCGTGATCCTAGAACTGGTGGAAAAATAGGTGTAACTGGATTTGGAGACATCTTCGGTCTTGGTCGTGCAGGTCCAATGGATCCCGCTGAAAAAGCACGCCAAGAAAAAATGCAAAGACTTCAAGAGAGAGCAATCACTGGTGGTGAAGGTGGTGCCATGGGAAATGTTCCTGCTCTTGCGACACCTGACGGATTTCCAACAGTACCAGTTACAATTTTAAATGATGAAACTCAGCAAACACTTGGTAGTAAACCTGTCACTATAGCAGATTCAATTGAGCAAACCGCAGAAATAGCAAAGACTGAAGAACAACATATGGAAGACCTCTTGTATACACAAGAGGAATTGAATTCCATGGCAGGTGAAACGTACAAGCAAGATGCCAACATAGCAAAAGCAGACTTGACAACTCAGCAACAAGTCGGCGGTGGTATCATGGATACGCTTGGTGCAGTTGGTACAACCATCATGGGTGGTTTGAATTCTGTTGTTAATGCTATCTTCGGTACTGCTGGTCGAGGTGGCGGCACATCATTTAATCTAGGTTTTGGTGGTGGAGGTAGTTTTGGTGACATGCTCATGGACATGGGCGTCAGTATGGTTGCAAATAAACTTACTTCAGGAATTAAAAATCCATACCTGAAAGCAGGCGCAAATCTTCTTGCTACATCAGGAATTAAAAGTATTGGAAAAACTGCATTCGGCAACTTTACTGCGGGAACAAGTGGTGGGTATGGGTCAAATTTGATGAGTGCCTTAGGTTGGTCAGGTGCTGGTGGTGCGGCAGAATTTTTAGCAAACACATTTACTTCTGCTGGAGGAGATGTTTTAGGCAACTATCTAAATTTAACTGGTCAAGGTGGTAGTTCGCTAAGTGGAACTCTAGGATCGGTTGCTCAATATGCACCATTTTTACCAGCAGTATTCAATCTCGCAAAAGGAGACATTGGCGGAGCAATTGGTGCTGGTATTGGAACAGCCGCAACAGGAGCAATTGCCGCAGGTATGGGAATTGGTGGAGGAGGCATGATGGCGGCACTAGCAGTTCCTGGAGTTGGTATTGCGGCCGCAATTGTAGGAACACTTCTTGGTGGGTTGTTTGGTAAAAAGAAAAGAAGACCACCACCTCAGGTTATTGAACGATCCATTATGATTGAAGGCAATAATAATCCTAATGCAAAATCGACAGTCTATGCCGCCAATAATCCATCTAAAGATTTATCTGATATTGCAGACGCTTTGCTTAATGTTGCATTTAATACGATTAAAATGTTTGAGCAGGCAGGAATGAAACTTGGTGATGAGACTGTATACTACATCGGTATGCATATTAATCAGTATTCAAATACACGATTGAGAATTTTCACTAAGCCATATGCAGGATACAGAGAAGGCGATTATCACTATGAATATGGAAAGCCTCAAGATACAACAGGTCAAAATCTAAACAAAACTGCGGCAAAGATCGTTAAGGATCTTACGGATCTTTACAAGAGCAAGAATCAAGAAAAAACAAGCGAGATTGATCAGATTAATAAGTTGCTTAATCGACATACGATATATCAACTTGCAAAAGGAACTATCTCCCAATTAAAACTTGATGAAAGTGTTAGTAAAGGTGTTCTTGCTGAAGATGCACAAATTAATGAAGCATTATCAGCAAGTCTTCAAAGAGAATTCAATAAGCAGAAATACTTTACAGATGCTACTGTTGGATCAAAACAATATGTGGGAACTGTTGTTGAAGAAACTAGAACTGTTGATACTGGAGAAGGTAGTTACACAGAAAAAACTGGTAACATGTTAATCTGGGATCCAAAACAAGGCAAATATGTTAAATTGACACCTGAATTGGGAGAAAGTTTAGGAATCTCTTCGACTACAGAAATCATTCCTGAAAAGCGAGTTTATGATTCTGAAAACGAATATGTTATACCAGAAAAAACAATAACAACATTTGATACGGCAGACATTGTAGGAATTACAAGTACAGGGATACCTATCTATGACGTTGATAAGAGTGGGTCAATTACTCGAGATGACTATCAGTCATTGATTGACAAATATGGATTTGAAGCAGTAACAGGTCAAGTTCAAAACAATGTTGCAACTGACAATTCTACGACAGTCAATAATTATGGTATGTCTTTATCAAATGACAATGATCCATATAGAAACAACGCAGTAGCAACAAGAATGCCTTTGGCGGCATAAAAAAGGGAGGCATTTCTGCCTCCCAAAACAACAACTACAAAGGAGAACTACAGGGTTAATCGTCTTCTGCTAACTTCTCAAAGTATGAAAGACCCTCGTCATCTTCATCATCATTCGTCCAAGACTTTGAATCTTCTACAGTAGACTTCTTGGGACGATCTGCGGCAACAACTGGTGCGGCAGGCTTCTCAATATAGTCATTGCTTCCATCCAAACCAAGAACTTTGTCAAGGCGGGCTTTCAATTCATCATAAGACTTAAAGTTACTTTCACCTACAAACTCACTTAAACCATACTCAGATTTCCAAATGCGCTCAAGATCATCATCGTCTTGTGACAATGGTGCTGGAGATTCGAATTCAGATTTGTCGTAGTTGGTGTAACCTTCTACTTTACGAATCTTCAGTTTAAAGTTTGCGCCTTCCCACAAGTCAAAGGGATTGACTGCACTTTCATCTTCAAACTCAGGATTCATTTGCTCGTTGAGTTTGTCAAAGATTTTCTTACCAAACTTGAAGAGGAAGACTTTACCTTCGTTCTCAGGATTAGCAGGATCTTTAACAACATAGATGTTTGAAATGTAATTTAACTTACGCTTTTGCTTTCGTGCAATTTCTTTGTTTGCTTCAACACCAGAATTCCAGAGAACAGAATTATGCTCTGAGACTGGATCTTTTCTGTTGAGAGTTGTCAAAGAATTCTCAATGTACCAAAGTCCACCAGGTCCTTGAAACGAATGAGAGAAGACTTGAACCCAAGGAACATCTTCACCTTCAGGAGCAGGGAGAAAGCGAATGACTGCCATTCCATTACCTGCTTTGTCTGATGTTGCTTTCCAGAATCGTGTGTCTTCGTAGGATTTCTTTGATGCGTCTTTGTCTGTGAGTTTAGAAACTTCTTGAGAGAGTTTTTCTAAATCTTTGTTGCGGGACTTCTTTAGATCAGCGAATGAATTTGCCATGTGTGTTTACCTCGTATAAAAATATGTTAATCGTATTTTACTTATCCACTTTATCATAATCAACTACATTAGTATGTAGTCGTTTAAGATCCTTTTTTGAGAGCAATAATGCACAAATTTTCTTATCTATTGCATCACTATTTCTCGTAATGTCTTTCGCATTTTTTGAAGATCGTACTTTAAAAATGGCTGGTACTTTTTGCATAGTTTACTTACTTCCTTATAGATTGGGTCTGAAAGTTGTTTATCAAGTTTTGGTACAAAATTCAATATTGAATTGAGAATCACAAATGAGTCCAAACTCATCTCACCACGCAAATAACGCTTTACGATTTTTGGATGATCATTTTCTCCAACATGAAACCATTCATTTAATTCATTCTCATTCAATCCTTCAAGAAAAGAGATTTCGTTTTTAAACATATAAGTCAACGATTCTTGTCTTTTCTTCCAATCTTTGTAGCGACTTTCAGATTCTTCAGATAGAAGTTCACCTACCCATATTTTAGGATCATGTAGAAAGTTTGCTACTAAAAAGTCTTCTAAGTAATCATTTTTACGATTGCCAAGTTTAGCGAAAAAGATTTTATCTTTTCGTTTCAAAAAGGAATCATAACTTACATTTACTTTCTTATTATACTTGAAATAATCATAAGTGTCAAGCATAAAATGATTTTTTACTGCAACATAAATTTTGTATGCGTCAATTGCGTCCATTTTAATCAATCGGTAATCTAGCCTTTCCAGTTTTAATCATTCTTGATTTTATTGCTTCACCCTCAATCGTACATTTCATTCTTGGTGTAATGAGTTTAGCCGCAGTTTCAATCTCAAGATTTTTTTCTTGACAATAGAGAACAATGGCATCAATCATTGTGATCGGATGCTTGTCAACAATCATGCGTTTGATTTGAGACTCAAACTCTTTAGCAGTTAATATATTTAAACTCATTCTGCTCGTACTGCAAGAATACGACCAGATTTATAATGACCATTCTTGTCTTTCTTATTTGCAGGTAATGCCGTTCTGAGAAACTTATTTTTCACTTCATCAGAAGTTGCGAAATACATGGGCGGCAACTTATCTTTCGCAAATGCTCTCATTTCAAATGATGATCGATATTGCATGTTATTTCCTTTTCTTTTGAATAGGTGGTGCTTCAGGTGCGTCTACTGTTTTGTGTGTGATTGCATAAGCAAGACAAACATTATCAGTAGGACTTGCATACGAACAACGAACTGCGATGGGGTCAATGCCTTTTGAGATTGCAGACTCAATGTTAGTATGCATGAATTGTTTTTCAGTCACTATGGTATCACGAATAGTGTAAGAAACAATTGATATAGCAACTATCGCAGTTACACAACCAACTACGATATTCAAATTAACTGGTAAGTTCATTAGACTGTCCTTTGCTTTGGTAGAAAATGTGTCGACCGATTTGAACAGTCTTCGTGACATTTTTCCATCTTGGGTTGACGTAATCGGCATGATAAAATAACGCTCCATGTGTTGGGTCTTTCATGCGTTCATAGTTCACATAAAAGAAGATTGCTAATTGCAATATCTCATTATACACTTCATTGGTGTCTTTTGTCAATAAACGATTCTGAGATATGTACTTTGGTTTTCTTTCACAATACCATGAAAATTGACAAACGACTCGTTTGTTGCCAATGCGTTCAACTTTCGTTTTTTGTTTCACTACACCGCAAATGGTATCAGGGAATAATTGTGAGTGTACTCGATTCATCGTCACAAAAGCAACGCCATACATGCCTTCAATAGGTTCATTTCTTGCTTCAAAGTAAATATTTTCGGCAAGACATATCATCTCTTTCTGAACTTTAGAACTGAGACTTGTGTATGGTATATTAATTTTTTGTGGTTCTGGTGCGGCTTGAACTTCAGGTGTTTTGCTAAATTTAAATGATGCAAAGATGATCAGACAAATGAGTGTTAATACTTGGACCTTTAGAATAAAGGCTTGCATACTCTCTCCTATTTGTTGAGATAAAGTTTATTTAGTATTTTAGAAAGTTTTCTCTGTGTCTTCTATAGTAAAGAAACGCTTGAGGAACACGCACAACTCTTGCGTTTTTCTTAATCATTTCATTCCATAGATTCCAGTCTTCTTCCGTATGTGACGAATTCTCGACACGCTTTCTATAGCCAATTTCTTGACCAAGTTTCGTGCGATACAACATCGAACCATGATGACCATTTCGTTCCCAGTAGAAGTCACCTTGTATCTGACTCACTTCTTTGGGATGTCGATTGAGAATTTCATTTTTGAGTTCACCAGTAACCATAATATCATAGATGATAACATCACAGGTATGTCTCTGTACAACGCTTTCAAATGACTCAACAGTATCAGACCTAATCCAATTGTCTGCGCCAAGAAACATAACGAATTCAGAATTAACTCGGCGCAACATGTCATCAAAGTTGTCAACTACGCCAAGATTCTGCTCACGCAAAACATACTCGACTTCAGGATAAATCTTTTGTAGATGTTCACAATCACCTGCACCATCATCAACGAATAGAATACGTTCAGGTCTTTTTGTTTGACTGAGAACAGATTCTATACAATGTGATGCAAGATGTCCATAATGAAAAGAAGAAATCACAATTGTAATCATGGTATAAGCCTTGAGTCAATTCTTTCTACGATTTTGCCATCAATCATATAGTGTGGATAGGCATTAGCGGCTCTTGTTCGACAAAAGCCGTTCATGTATGTCATACGATCTGCATTTGAAAAGTTCGACTCACTACCATGAACAATCAATACAGACCAAATCATTACACTACCTTTCTTTGCAGTATACTTTGTGCCTTTAAGTTTACCTCGCTCAAAGTATCGCAAGTTTGAAGGCGCACGAAAGTCTGGCCACTCATGCGAACCTTCAATAAACTCTACTGCTCCATTCTCTTCAGTAATGTCATCAACAACAACAATCGTCTGAAGATAGTCAGTCTTTACATCGGCAGTAAAGATATTCGATTCACGAAAGATTGTATCACGATGCCAAGCAAACTGATCACGATCTCCTGCTTCACGAAAATAAATCTGATTATTAATCTGTCTTACATCATT